GACGACACAACTCTCACGAGGGCGATTCACGAGGGCATGATGCGCATGGACGCGCATCGGACCCTCCGCGCGCGTCTCGCCGCTGAAATCGCTGGCCCCTACTACGGCCGCGGCGACGTGCAGCTCGAGGACCACGAAAAGCGGCCCGTCAACGTGCTCGCCGAGATGGTTCACGCCTACCTCGCGCAGCTCGTCGGCAACCAGATCCGCCCCAAGGTCATCAACAAGACCGGGTTCCTCCGCGGCGAGGCCCGGATGCGTCAGTACATGCTGGAGGACTGGTCACGAGAAATCAACCTCGCCCGCTCCGTCCGGCTGTGCGTGCTCGACGCGCTGATCGGCGGCATGGGCATCATGCGGGTGGGCAACCGCTCCGGCCGTGAACTGTGCCACGTCGAGGGCAAGGACTTCGACGTTGGCGAGATTTACGCCGCGCGCGTGGACATGGACGACTACTGCCGCGACCCGATCAGCCGCGACGAGAGCGAGGACCGATGGAGGGCCTACCGCTACCGGGTGGACCGCGAAACCGCGCTCATGCTCTGGCCCGAGGCTGAGGAAACGCTGCTCGCGGTCCCCAAAGTCTCCGACAACCTTCAGACCGAGCACGAGAGCGGGCTGATGCAGCTCTCCGGCGCCGCGGCAACCCAGGACTGGACCACCGAGGTGATCGAACTCTGGGACTGGTTCGCGTACAAGGACGGGCAGGTCCTCACCTGTACGCTCGCGGGGACGACTTCGCATCTCCGCAAGCTCGGCGAGGTCCACGAGTACGAGGGCTACGAGGGTGGCCCGCTGCATCTCCTCAGCTTCCGCTCGATCCCCAACAACGCCCAGCCCATCCCGATCTGCGGTCAGCTCCTCGACATGCACGAGGCAATGGCGAACACGTCGAGCAAGATGATCCGCCAGATTATGACCGCCAAGACCGCGTACGTGGTGCGGGATGGCGCGAGCGAGACCACGGCGCTCGAGATGCGGGACGCGGTTGACCAGAGCATTTTCATGGGCGACCCCAACAGCATCGCGACGATGGAGGTCGGCGGGGTCATCCAGAAGCTCTATCAGGGCTTCGACTGGCTCCGGGCGGAGAGCAACAACGCCAGCGGCGCGGCCAGCCTCATCGCAGGCCAATCGGACGTGTCGAAGACCGCGACCGGCGCGAGCTACATGGCGGGGCAGGCAAATATCAGGCTGAACGACATGAAGGGGCAGGTTCAAAAGTTCACGGCCGACGTGCTCGCTCACGCCGCTTGGTATCACGACAACCACCCGGCGCTCAGGCAGACGTTCAACCACAAGCTGCCCCAGGGCGCGGGCTCGATCGACGTGGTTTACGACTCGGCCGCGAAGGAGGGCGAGTTTGGCGAGTTCCATTTCGAGTGCATCCCCGTGTCGGAAAGCATGATCGACCCGAACGTGCGGCTCGCCCGCATCACCGGGTTCATGCAGGTCGCGCCGGGGTTCGTGCAGATGGTCGCCGCGTTCGGCGGGAACGTGCAGGCGGCGATTCAGCAGCTCGGCGAGGTGTTCGACTGGCCCGAGTTGGGCGAGTTGTTCCCGACGCAAGAGGCGTTGATGATGGCGCAGGCGATGACGCAGGCGAAGCAGCCCGGGCAAGGCATGATGGCACCACAGGCGGGCGCGTACGGGCAGCGACCCGCGGCACCGTCGGCGACGGGCGGCCCGATCAACCAGATCCAACAAGACCGCGCGGCCGCTCAGGCCCCGATGGTCGCGTGACGGCGTGGCCGCGTGCTTCACGGTGCGCGGCCGCTTTCCCCATTTTCGGAGGCTTTCCATGCCCCTGTACGACATCCGTTGCAGTTGCGGCTTCGCTGGCGAGACCTTCGCCCGCGTGTCGGAGTTGAGCACTCAGAATCTTGTCCCGTGCCCGAAATGTGCGTGCTTCGCGTTCCAGGATCTGAGCGGGAAGCACGTCGCGATGGGCGGCGCGGCGAAATCCTTCCACGGGCAGCGGCGCAAGAGCATCACGGAGGGGTTCCACTCGTCCGAAGTGTCGGAGGCACGCGCGTTGTTTGGCGACGTGGGGCATTGCATCCAGCCCGACGGCTCGGTTGAGTTCAACGACCGCGCCGAGCAGCGGAAATACATGCGGCGAAAGGCCGAGGTGTACGTCCGCGGTCAGGAAAATGCCGCGGCGCTCGCAGAAAATGACGCAAACACGCTATCCGAATAATCGCGGAGGCGGGTTATTCTCTTGGCGGTGAATGGGACCGGAGCCGAACCGTGTCCCAGAATGGTGAAACAACCAGCGTGGCCGAGGAGACCGTTGCGCCCAGCAACGATCTCGACATTGACGACGGCACCATGCCGATCGAGGAAGCCGCGCAGGCTGAAGAGACCGAGGAAACGCCCGCGGATCAGGTTGCCGGCGACGACAACGGCGACACCGACGCGAGCCAGAGCAATGAGGCCGAGCAGAACGCGGAGACTCCCGAGAAGGTTGAGACTCCCGCCCAGACTCCCGAGCCCAAGGCCGAAGCCCCCGCAGCGCCGGCATGGAAGGCGCACTACGAGAAGCTCGTCGAAGAGTTTGGCGAGACCGCGGCCGAGCCCTTCAAGGCCATGATCGAGCCGATGGCGGCCCAGCTTGCCGAGCAGGCACGCATCATCGACGCCATGAAGACCGCCGCGACCCGGAACGTGCGGCAGTCGGAAATCGCGTACGTCGAAAACCTCTGCGCAGAAGCCGGGATCAAGGGCAAGGGCGAGACGGTGTACCGCGACGCCGAGAAGCTCCTGAAACTCGGCAGCGACGACGGCAAGCCGCTCACGCCGATGGAGGCCGTGAAGGAAGCCATCAGGCTCCGCGGCGGCAGGGACAAGAGCGCCCAGGCTCCCGCCAAGACGACCAGCACCGCGGCCGAGAAGGCCGCACGACTCGAGCGCCTCCGCAGCGTGCCACCGAAGGCCCGCGCGAACGCACCGATCGACTTTGAGAATGACGACCCCGCGACGATCGACGGCACCGCGCCGAAGACCGCTCGCTGAGCATCGTGTAACCCGAACGTGAAACCCCTCCAGGGGACACAGCAATGCCCGGCCTGACTCTCGCACAGCTCACCAACTTCCAGAACAGCAACCGCGCCAAGGTCAAGAAGACGTTCGCGGAAACCGTGGCCCTCGCGGACTACGCATACCTCAACGAGTTCGTGTGGCGGAACCCGCGCACCAAGCCCGCCAGCGGCACCAAGTACGAGGAGCGCATCCGCCTCCGCGCCAACGACGGCGCGACTCGCGGCGTGGACCTCTACGAGTCCAGCGCGGCGCAGAAGGCCCCGCCCGTGTCCGTCGCGAGCGCCAACTACGTGTTCTACGAGAACAAGGGCATCGTCTTTGACCTGCGCGAAGACGCCTTGAACGGCGGCGACGAGGCCATCATCCGCCACATGGACGCGGAGCGTTCGGCCAACTACGAGGACATCGCGAACAAGCTCGAGAACGACCTTGCGACGACCCCGCTCTCTTCGACCGACACCAAGCACATCATGGGCCTCCCGACGTGGCTCCGCGGCACGCACAACAGCAGCGGTACGTCCGTCGCGGACCTCACGGGTGGGTTCAACGGCCAGTACATCCGCTACCTGAACGGCTCGACCGTGACGGCCAGCGCGACCCTCGCGGGCATCGACGCCAGCGTGGCGACCAACAGCAAGTGGCGCAACTGGTGTGCGACCCGCGCCACGAGCACCATCGACCTGCCGACCTGCCAGACCATCCGCCGCGGCATGGAGCGCACCAAGTTCAAGGCGCTCCCCATGCTCAAGGGCGAGCAGGGCTCGACCACTGACGCCGTGGTGTTCATGAGCCAGAATGACCACGACGTTTACAAGCAGATCGTCGAAGACGGCCCCGACGACCGCAACGGCGACGTGTTCCCGTTCAAGGACTTCACGCTCGGTCAGGCCCGCATCGTGCGTGCTCCGCAGCTCGACGGCGACGCGACGTACTCGATCTACTTCGTGCGTCTCAGCTTCTTCACGCTCATCAAGATGCCCGGCTTCTGGATGAAGGAAGGCGCGGCCCGCGAGAAGCCCGACGCGCACAACGTCGTGTACATCCCCATCGACATCGCGGGTCAGTTGTTCTGCTCGAACCCCCGCGCCGCCGGCGGCCGCGTCCACATCTGAACCAGCACCCCGCACACCTGACCGCTCAGGAGTTGATCCATG